AGTTCTTAATGATTTACCCTTAAGTGATCTTACTATTAGTGTTAGTTCTTAATGACAGCAGAATACTTCTGAGCATAATCGCGATCCTGCATATACATATAATTTAGTTTAGGCTGCTCGCTTAGGGTTTGTCCTAATAGCAATATTTCATTCTGGCTCTTGACATGATGCTTTCATTGAGCTATAGTTCCCTCAAGTTCAGAGGAATGGTTCTTCTGAAAGACACAAGGAGATTAAAATGGATGCTTCTTACACTGTTACGATCAGTTCTCTCAATGAAAAATCAAAGATACACTATTGCGTGTTCCACGTTAATAATTATGTACAGGCTCTGGGCATTGTTCGGATGTGTCTTAAAACTTGGGGTGGATTCGCTGACATCATAGGCTACAATCCTAATGGTTTACTCATAAAAAAGTATTTTGTTTTCCGTGCAGAGGGAATCATTGAAACTGATGAAAAGAGTTACAAAGTACTCTGGGATATGGCGTGGGGTGATAAACCTGCTACCCCTGAGGAAGTGCGCCCAATAGTTACCGATAACTTCTATGAAATTGAAGTAAAGGAAGGACCAAAGAAGGGCCTGCTTTCAAGGGCTATCGAGTGGCTTAAGAGCAAATTCTAAAGCTACAGGTCCTCTTGACAAGAGAGGAAAGAGGCCCTAGAAAGCCTCTCAGAGTACAAGGTTTATTTTAGTATCTTCACAATCATTACGTTGATTTTCCTCAATTTTACCTGTGAAGTTGAATAAACTGCACACTAGACAGATAAACGCAGAGGTTACCTTAGATTATAAATAATAAAAATAATAAATATACCTTATAAGGTAATCTATTAAAGATTAATTAAAGATTATTAAAGGTAAACTATTATGTTTTCTGAAGCTGTAAAGAAAGATTTAATCGAAAAGTATGGGGAATTTCTAGCTAATGAAGAAGAGCGTTTAGAATCTGAAAGTTCTACTCTCGGCTATGAACGTTTTAAGAACAAGCTCTATAAGGATAGAGGAAATAAAAGCATTACGACAGGAACAGCCAAAAATTTAATTTCTGAAGCTGTCCCTGTTATGTCTAAAGCCATTGATAAATTCATTGCTGATTCTGACACTGGAAGCTGTGGGCGTCGTCATACAATCTGCCCTATTGTAAAACTCCTATCTTCTGAACAAACCGCTTATATAGTAATTAAAACTATTCTAGTTGAAAACCTACATTATTCGACAAATTTAAGTTTAACTAAACTTAGCAAAGCTATTGGAAAGAATATCGAAGATCAAGTTAGATTTGAAAACTTCTTTAATACCCTGTCTAAGAAAGATCAAAATAAGGTTTTAATTGGACTAGATAAAAGAATTGCTACTATGTATAAGAAGCGCTATTTAATGTCTATTGAAAAGCGCAAGATTGAAGAAGGAGCTTTAGAATCTTTTGAATCATGGGATAACTCTAAGCACGTTAGGGTGGGTTTAAAGCTTATCGAGCTTTTCATTCAATCGACAGGTTTAGGAAAGATTACGACTATTATTGAAAAAGGTAATGCTACTTATTTCTTTTGTCTGTCTAATGAAATTTTAAACTTCATTGACTTCAATGATGAAGAACTAGCTTCAATGTCTTTCATATATCGTCCTATGGTGATTCCTCCTGCTCCTTGGAATTCACCGATAGGAGGGTGCTATTATATTCCTCTTGTTCGCCCTGTCTCCTTTGTGCGATTACCACATAGAGATTGTGTATCCCTATATTCAGACGTTGATATGCCTAATGTTTATAAGGCCGTCAACATCATCCAGAACACCGCATGGCGCATTAATAAGCGTGTCTTCGATGTTGCGCAGCAAATTGTTAACTGGAAGCATATCCCTGAAGCTTTAGAGATACCCTCTAAAGACCCTGAAGAGCCTCCTATTAGAACTCCTGAATGTGATACTAACGAAGAAGCACAAAAAGCTTGGCGTTTTTCTATGGTTAAGTATTATCAGGAAGACAATCGCAGAAAGTCTAAGAGGCTGCTTATCAATGCTGTGATGAGCCTTGCTCAGTCTTATAAGGACTTTGAGAAAATCTATTTTCCTCACAATCTAGACTTTCGAGGCCGCATTTATCCTCTGACTACTCTCAGCCCTCAAGGTAATGATTTTCAGAAGGGCATGATCGAATTCGCAGAGGGTAAAGAGCTTGGAGAGGAAGGTCATATGTGGTTAGCTTTTCATGGTGCAAATTGCTATGGGCTGGATAAGGCTCCTATCCAAGAAAGGCTTGAATGGGTTTACTCTCACTCTGATTTTATTCGTAAGATTGCAGAAGATCCCATTACCAATCTCTCTTGGACTGAAACAGATAGCCCTTGGGAATTCCTAGCTTTCTGCTTTGAATGGAATGAGTATTTAAAGAAGGGAGATAAAGCTATTTCGCATCTTCCCATTGCTTTTGATGGATCCTGCTCAGGAATCCAGCATTTTTCAGCCATGCTGCGGGATGAAGTAGGCGGAGCTGCCGTCAACCTCATTCCAGATTCAAAGGTGCATGACATTTATGGCATTGTTGCTGCAAAGGTCAACGAAGTCTTGAAGCAAGATGCTGAGAATGGAACGCCTGATAAGGTAGAGAAAACCGATGAAGGAGAAGAGTATATCAAGAAGGGCACTCAGTCTCTTGCTAGAGAGTGGCTTGCTCATGGTGTTACTCGTTCAGTTACAAAGCGCTGTGTTATGACGCTTCCCTATGGTGCCAAGAAGTTCGGCTTTAAGGATCAAATCCTAGAAGACACCATCTATCCTGCAATCCAGAAGAATGTTTTGGCATTCTCTAGGCCTAATCAGTCTGCTATGTACATGGCGGGGCTGATCTGGGACGCTGTGCATAAAGTTGTAGTAAAGGCTATGGAAGCTATGGCTTGGCTTCAGGATGCTTCCGCGCTGCTTGCAAAGGATCGAGACATAAACGGTAATCCTGTCCCTACATACTGGGTTACTCCTGCGGGCTTTCCAGTTTGGCAGAAGTACCCTAAGACAACTGTTACTAGGGTTAGCACCTTCCTTAGTGGGGAGTTGAAAATCTATAGCACTTATGAAGAATCAGATACAAAGCTAGAAAAGAGTTCTAGACTTACAGTAAGTCTTGCAAAGCCTTCTGAGGGCCTAGATGTGAGGCGTCAGCGTCAGGGCATTGCACCTAACTTTGTTCATAGCATGGATGCAAGTCACCTGATGCTAACGATCATCAAGTGCCATGATGAGTATGAAATCAACTCCTTTGCGGTTATCCATGATAGTTATGCAACTCATGCCTGTGATGCAGGAAAGCTCTTTAAGGCTGTTCGTGATGTCTTTGTGGACACCTATAAGAACAATGATGTTCTGCAAAACTTGCATGACCAAATCAAGAATATGTTGTCTAGCAAGCTTGTAGATGAGCTGCCCGACATTCCCTCTAAGGGGAGTCTCGATCTTGAGCAGGTTAGACAGTCTCTATATGCCTTTGCATGAGTTTTGAATAAACTTCACCCTAGACAGATAAATAAAAGCTCTGTCTAGGGCAATCTAAACAAGGAAACTAACTTTTTAAATTCTTAATTATTATGAAAAATACTCGTTTTATTACTCCCGTTGGTGAAGCAAATTTCCCGTATCTTAACAAGCCGGATACTAAGTTCGATCCTGATGGCGTCTATCGTGTTCAGCTTATCCTCGAAGATGATCCTGACTTTCAAGCCTTGATTACCAAGCTTACAAAGATTCTTGATGAATTCGAGACTCAGGCCAAACAGGAAGGTAAGAAGATTGTCGGGCGAATGCCTCTCTATGAAACTGAAGACGATACGGGACGAATTTACATGAAGTTCAAGCAGAAGGCCTTTATTCGTCCTAAGAAGGGCGGTGATCCTATTCAGGTTAAGATTGGCCTCTTCGATAAGCACAATCGACCCCTTGCTGATGAAATTGGTCGTGGTAGCAAGATCAAGATTTGCTTTGAAGCTATCCCATATCACTCTGCTGCAACTCGAATGATTGGTCTCTCTTTCCGAATTGTGGCTGTTCAGGTTCGAGACCTCAAGACGCGAGATAACTTTGAGGACGGTAGCTCCTTTGGATTTGATTCTGAAGCTGATGGTGATGTTCCTTTCGATGATCTTGAGGAAGACAATCCAAGCGACTTCTAAAAATGACCACAAGAAGAGCTGCTTATTCAAGGCTTAAGCATCACAATTATTCTACTTATAGGTCTGGACTCTAGGAGAAAAACTCAAAACTCCTAGAGTCTTTCGGTATAAACCCTAAGTATGAAGAATTTTATTTAACTTATACAATCCCCGAAACTAAGCATAAATACACACCAGATTTTGTTTTACCAAATGGAATAATTATTTAGACAAAAGGTGTCTGGGATTCTTAGGATAGAAAGAAGCATTTGTTAATCAAACAACAAAACCCTGAATTAGATATTAGGTTTATATTTTCAAGATCTAAAACACCTATATACAAGGGATCTAAAACAACATACGCAGCTTTCTGTTAGAAGAATGGTTTTAAATATGCAGATAAGGTAATACCTGCTGCTTGGCTTGAATAGAAGGGGACTATAACAACAAAACTAATAAAGAAATGATTGAATCCCCTGAAATTGAAGAATATCCGTGTTTTATTCCTCTAAAGAAGAGAGAAAGCACAAAGTTTCTGGTTGTCCATTGTGCTGCTACTAGAAACTTAGAAAAGATTGATAGAAGAGCTATTGATCAAATGCACAGAAATCAAGGATGGCTATGTATTGGCTATCACTTTGTCATAAAGACTGATGGAACAATCCAGAGAGGCCGTCCTATTGACGCTATTGGCTCTCATATAAAGGGCCATAATGCAGATTCTGTAGGGATTTGCCTTGTAGGTGGCGTTGATTCTTCTGGGAAGTCCTGCAATAACTTCACTGATGCACAAATGACATCCTTGAAGGAGCTTCTGGATTACCTTCTGTATGTTTATCCAGATTGCGAGGTGTTGGGTCACAGAGACTTTGCAGGTGTTGCTAAGGATTGTCCCTGCTTTGACGTTAAGGCATGGTATAAGAAGCCTGTCTATGTAAAGTATGACGGCACAATGCCTAAGTATGACATGTCTAATGCTGACTTTGTGAAGATCAATGGCTCAGGCCCTTATGCTGCTGGTGAGCTTCTTAGGGTTGCTTGATGAATAAACTTCACTCTAGACAGATAAATAAACATTCTTCTGTCTAGGGTTTGAATAAACTTCACTCTAGACAGATATAAACAACATGAAGACAACTATCGCTGCTTTGATTGCATCCTTCATGTTTGGCTTTTATGTGAATGGCCTCAGGTGGTAGACTAAATTAAATGACTATCAGCTTGAGGCTTCTTCACACTATTCAGATATTCTCGAATAGGAGGTAAAAAAGAAAGATGCAACAATTTCCCTCCTCCTTTCTGAGGGTTAGAAATTTAAAACTAATGCTTCTGCCCTTTCTGTTACTGTTGGCAAGTTGCAGCAGTCAATCAGAGATTCTAATTCCAAGTTAGAATCAGAATCTTCAGAATCAAATAAAAGACTTATAGAATGCCAAAACCTACTCTCAGAAAGTACAGAATTACTTAGAGAAGGTTCAGAGCTATCTACAAGCCTAGCACTAAAGATCAACTCAAAATAACTCTCGTTAGCTCAATAGGATAGAGCATCACCCTTCTAAGGTGAGTGTTGCAGGTTCGATTCCTGCACGAGAGGCCAAGGATTTAAAATGGATAAACCCCCACACTATGATGTTCCTATTGATGTAATTTCTTTTGCAAAGCTTTTTCTGACTGAAGAAGAGTTTATTGGGGCAATGAAATTTAATGCTCTTAAATACTTCTTTAGACAGGGTAGAAAGGAGGGAACCAATGATCCTAAGAAATGTTTAGATTATCTAAATCAGTTAAATGATGATCTGGATAAAGATGAATTAATTGACATTCTTGAAAACTTCATTAATATATGTGCAAGAAAATGAAGAATTAAAGAAGATTCCAGATAGTGTAATTAAGTTTATTAACAACTATCTTGAAGAGGTAAATTATGGAAAAGATTAACATTAGTCAAAAGGATTTTAATTCCCTTGTGCTCGAAGTTTTCCGAGCTCATTATAAATATGATGGTAATTATGAAGAATCTATTAAAGCAGCATTGAAGGAAAAGATTTTTAATATTAAAAAGGAATTTGATGAAAATTCTTGGAATGATTGTGATGTAGAACCACCTGAGAAATATGATTGTGAAGATGTAATTATTAGAAGGAAGTCTTCTGTCTTACACAATTCTTCTACAGGGCACACTTGTAATTGTTGTGCATATTATATTGGTTATTATGATTCAGAGACAAGCCCCCATTTTCATGAACAAAATGATTTAACGATCCTAGATAAAGAAAATCTTTCTGAATTTGAATACAAGTTTATCAAGTAAGCGAGGATGGTGAAATTGGTAGACACGTCAGCTTTAGAAGCTGATGCTACTGCGTGAGGGTTCAAATCCCTCTCCTCGCACCAATAATTGGGCTATGGTGAAATGATATCACACTGGATTTTGATTCCATTATTGAAGGTTCAACTCCTTCTAGCCCTGCCAAGCCTCCTTAGCTTAATGGTAAAGTAGTCGGTTTATGCCCGATCAAAGCGCAGCCTAGATAAGACTGTGTTGTAGGTTCGAGTCCTACAGGAGGCACCAATTCCGCCCTTATAGCTCAGTTGGAAGAGCAGCACACTTGTAATGTGCAGGTCGTAAGTTCAAATCTTACTGAGGGCACCAAAAGGACCTGTTATGTATAGTGCGCGTGGCTATACATAAAAAATAAAGCATAACTTAAAGCCTTAAGGTGTTATGCTGGCTAAGGTTTATACGGGTCTTTACTTAGCCACCTTTATTTAAATGGGCCGATGGAGAAATTCGGTATACTCATGGTACTTAAAATGCCACGCTTTTTAGCATGAGGGTTCAAATCCCTCTCGGCCCACCATTACCATCTTTATGCCCATTATCTTTAGTGGTCATAAAAATGGTTTACCCCATTAGATTAGTGGTGAGATCCTCTGACTCTAAATCAGATGACGTCGGTTCGATTCCGACATGGGGTACCATTATTTTAAAACTCTAATCAAAGGAAATATTATGAACGTTGAGCGTCGTTCTGATTGGAATTACCCTGATGACTATAGCTATCGAAAGGATATGTACATTCAAGATGGGGTTGACGAGGAGGATTATTCTATGGAAGAGCATCAGAAGGAAAAGTGGGAAGAGGAGTATGAAGAATACTGCGAATCCGAAGATGAAGATTCTGAAGATGATAATGAGGAATAAGAATGGCTATTCAAGTTGATATGAGCACTATCATTAAAGATAAGGATAGAGATCTTGAATCCCTTAATTACCTTATTGACAGGATTGGTGCTGAGAGATTGCCTGTTAAGATTCTTCTCAATGATGAAGATCCCTCTGCTGTTCTTTATACGAATAAAAAGAAGGAGCTTTTTGAGAAGTATGGTTTTAAGTGCATTTTGACTAATGATCCTCTTGACCTTCCATGGAATAGCAATGAGTTCACATCAATTGTTCAGCTTCCTATTGAAAATGCTGAAGAGGTAATTGGTCGTATTGGTAGAAATGTAGATATTGACTGTCTGACTGCTGAGAACATCTTTAAGATCTTTAGGAATAGAAAATATACATTCCTTCCTGCTACTGTTGCTGCTATTGATTTCATTGCAGATCATTATCTGAACTCTGATCTCAGAGGTGCTAGAGTTCTTATTGTTGGAAAGAGCCCTATTGTTGGGAAGCCTCTGGCTCTCCACTGGATGAATCGAGGTGCTACAGTAACAATCTGCGGTAGCCAAGAGACTTGTATTCGTGATCTTTTAAACAGTAAGGATATTATTGTTTTGGCTACTCCTGTTCCTCATTTGATTAGCACTACAGATTTTGTAACAGACACTCACACTCTTGTAATTGATGCAGGAATCTGCAAGGATAGTAATGGAAAAGTAGTTGGGAATTTTAAGGATGATTTTGATCCAGATTCTATTGTACCGAAAAAAGAGCACGATCTTTGGTATACTCCTGTTCCCGGAGGTGTCGGGCCTTTGACTGTTCGCTGCCTTGTAGAGAATCATATGATTGCCTGCATTAAGAATGTCTATTCTTATTAACCTGTTTTAAGATAGTTATGGATATTACTGTAAACGAAACTACTTCAAATGTTGGTCAGTGTACTGCTACTTGTCTTGAAGCGTCAGAAGCTGAGAACGGCAAGAAACTCTATACCTTTGAACTCCGATATCCTCGTATAATCCATAGTGAGTTCTTAACACATCGTGTGTTCTCTAGGAATGCTATGAGTTCCCGTGCAACTCCTGCTAAGGTTCTTATTGAGGATGTTCTTGATAATCCTTACGTCCCTCAGTACATCCTTGGAAATAAGTCTGGCATGGTAGGTGAAGACACTCTTACTGAGGAGCAGAAGATGAAATTCCTCAGTGAGTACAATCGATTGGTTGGCTACAACTGTCAGAAGGCTCTTGAGATGAATGAAATTGGTGTCCATAAGAACCTCATTAATCGTCTCATTGAGCCTTATAGCTTCATAAAGACGATTGTTACTGCAACTGAGTGGGACAACTTCTTCAAGCTCCGTCTTGCTCCTGATGCAGAGCCTAACATGCGGGATCTTGCTGATGCTATTAAGGAGTCTATGGGTCTTATAGATGCTAAAGAGCCTAATGGAGTAGATTCAACACCTTATCATCTTCCTTACGTTAGTATTGAAGAACGTAATATCCTTACTCCTCTTGAAGCAATGATGGTGTCTGCTGCTCGTTGTGCTCGTGTCAGCTATTACAATCATGATGGCTCTGAACCTAACATTGACAAGGACATTCAGTTGTTCCATCGTTTGCTTCGAGGTGGGCACTTCTCACCTATGGAGCACCCCTGTGTTGAATGTTCTGACAGTTGTAGCTACTACAACATTAGGGGATTCATGTCTCTTCGGTACATCCTAAACGAAAAGTTCAATGAAAGATATTGATTCTACGTTCATTGGGCACTTTCCGTGTCCATCGTGCGGATCTTCTGATGCTTATGCAGAATATTCGGATGGACATGGCTATTGCTTTGCCTGTAATACATACTTTCCTCCTAAAGATAAAATGGAAAACACTAAACAAACGAAAGAAGCAAAGGGGCTTATCCCTATCTCTGAGCTTAGCTTTAGTGCCCTGAACGCTAGAGGTATCAATAAAGACACCTGTCAGAAGATGAAGTACTATGTCGGGGAATATAATGGAAAGCCCTGTCAAGTAGCTTGCTATTATGATTTGCAAGGCAATCTTGTAGGACAGAAGATTAGATTTCCCGACAAGACTTTCAGTGTGAGAGGCAAGATTGGAAATTGCCTCTTTGGTTCTCAGCTATGGGAATCCGGCAAGAAGATTGTCATTACTGAAGGTGAGGTTGATGCTCTTACTGTCAGTCAGCTTCAAGGCAATCAATGGCCTGTTGTAAGCATTCCTAATGGTGCTCAAGCAGCAAAGAAAGCCATTGAAGCTAATCTTGAATACCTGTCTAAGTTCGATCAGATCATTCTCATGTTTGATATGGATGAGCCTGGTCGTAAGGCTGTAGAAGATTGCTCAAAGGTTCTTCCTGCTGGTAAAGCTTACATTGCAAATCTACCCTGTAAAGATCCTAATGAATGCCTAATGAATGGCAAATCTAAGGATGTAATCAGTGCTATCTGGAATGCACGTCTTTATCGTCCAGATGGTATTGTTTCTGGCGCAGAGCTTTATGAAGTTTGTGTTACAGATATTGGCAGTCTTTCTGATTCTGTTCCTTATCCTTGGAATGCTTTAAATGAAAAAACAAAAGGGATTAGACATGGTGAATTGTATGTCATCACAAGTGGAAGTGGTATGGGAAAATCAACCCTTCTTCGGGAGCTGGAGTTCTATTTTGGAGTTGAGAGGAAAGAGCTATGCGGAATTGTTGCTCTTGAAGAATCTACTCGAAAAACTGGGTTGGAACTCATGTCTCTTTACCTCAATAGAAGAATCATGCTCGATCCTTCAAGTACGGATGAAGCTGGAAGAAAAGAATCTTTTGAGGCAACAGTTGGAAACGGAAATTTCTATCTCTACGATCACTTTGGGAGCCTTGATTCAAGCAATCTGCTTAGTAAGCTCCGCTACATGATTGTTTCTCTTGGCTGCAAGAGAATCTTTCTAGATCATATTTCCATTGTTGTTTCAGGAATGGATTCTGATGAGGATGGTGGTGAGCGTAAGGCAATTGATAAGCTTATGACTAATCTTCGATCTCTGGTAGAAGAGACCCAATGCACCATGTTTGTTGTCTCTCACTTGAAGCGTCCTGAAAAGAAGGGACATGAAGAAGGTGGACAGGTGTCACTGTCTCAGCTTCGAGGATCTGGCTCTATTGCTCAGCTTGCAGATATGGTCATTGGTCTTGAAAGAAATCAGCAAGGAGAGAACCCTAATGTTCTTACTATCAGAGTGCTTAAGAACAGATTTAGTGGAGATACTGGGGTTAGTGGCTATCTTAGTTATAATCCTGACACGGGTAGACTTGTAGATATTGAAGCAGGAAGCTTTGAAGAAGAGCCTGAAGGAAAGGAGTTCTTTTAATGTTTGATTAGCTGGATTCTTTGTATTTATTTTTTATTTGATAACTCTATAGCGAGGTATAGGAATGATCCCTGAGAAGTTTATTGTTACTGACATTGAAACTAATGGCTTGCTAGACACTACAACTAAGTTTTGGTGTGGCTGGATATATGATTCTGTTTCTAAAGAATATAAGGGATTTACTGATTTAAATGAGTATGTTTCCTTTCTTGAAGACAGTGCTTCAAAGGGATATTTTCTTGTATTTCACAATGGAATTAAATTTGATATTCCTGCATTAAAGAAGCTTATTGGCAGGGATTTCACATTTGATCCTCATAAGGTGGTGATTGACACCCTTGTACTTGGGCGTTTAATTTATTCTAATATCAAAGATATTGATATTGGCTTAATTAAATCTGGACGTCTGCCCAAGAAGCTCTATGGCTCTCACTCTCTCAAGGCGTATGGGTATCGGTTGGGTGAGTTGAAAGGTACCTATGGAGAGCAGGAAGATGCTTGGGACACCTTTACAGACGATATGTACACTTACAACAAGCAGGACGTTGTAGTTACTCTGAAACTGTTTATGAAGCTTGCTTCTAAGGATTATCCTATGGAAGCTATTAAGCTTGAGCATGATATTGCTTGGGTTATGGCTAAACAGGAACGCAATGGATTCTGCTTCGACTACAAAAAGGCAGTCGCACTTTATAGTGAACTTGTTGGCATTCGCAGCCAACTTGAAAGTGAGCTTGTAAGTACATTCGGAAGCTGGAAGGTTTACAAGGGTGTCAAGGTGTATAAGAGGGACAATGCAAAGCGAGGTATTAAAGCTGGTGTTGAATATCCTCAATATGAAGAAGTAACTTTCAATCCTCGATCTGGTGCTCATATTGCTAAGGTTCTTCAGGATCGAGGTTGGAAGCCTACTGAATTTACACCTAATGGTGCTCCTAAGACTGATGAAGAAGCATTGCAGAGTGCTTTGTTCATTCCAGAAACAAAGAAGATTCTTGATTATCTTCTTATCAATAAACGACTATCTCAGCTTGCTGAGGGTGAGAACGCATGGCTAAAGTTAATGAAGGAGGATAATGATAATATCGTACGCATACACGGTAGCGTTAACCCTAATGGTGCTGTCACTGGCAGGGCTACTCATAGCTATCCTAATGTTGCTCAAGTACCTTCAGGACACTCACCATATGGTGGGGAATGCCGCGTACTTTTTGGAGTACCTGAAGGTTGGTATCAAGCGGGTATTGATGTTTCTGGTCTTGAGCTTCGTTGCTTTGCTGAGTTCCTATGGCCTTTTGACAATGGGGAATATGCTCATAATGTTCTAAATGGTGATATTCACACAGCTAATCAAAAGGCTGCTGGGTTGCCTACTAGAGATATGGCCAAAACTTTTATATATTGTTTCCTTTAATTAGGAGGAAGTAAAACCTATTGAAAACGGTGAACGAACTTTTATAAAGTCAACACCGTGCCAAGACTAGATAGCTCTTTAAGGAGAGTTATATGGCTAATACAAGTAATCATTTAAGAGGATCAGTTAATCCAAAGTATGTTTCGGGGATTGGCTTATTCTTTAGAGCGAGAAAAATCTATAAAGATTCTGTGCGCTACTGTGAAAGGTGCGGAAAGGATCTAAAAGATGCTGGAAGATATATGTGGTGTGTCCATCATAAAGATCATGATAGAACCCACAACACGGGAGACAACTTTGAACTACTGTGTAAGAGTTGTCACCAAAGAGAACATGAGTGTGCAAAGCAACTAAAGAACACTTATGATAAAGTTTGTTTCTTCTGTGGTAAACACTTTGTAGCTACTGCAAATAATGCTGAATACTGCCCAACTTGCAGGGATATTTGGCGTAATAGCTATAAGGGAAATTATACTAGAGAGGAAGCTAAGAAAATGATGCTATCTAGTAAGGTGTAACGACTATCCCGAAAGGGAGTACACTCAAGCGAGTGGAAGCGGTAGGGCTACGAAAGTAGTATGAGATAGTCTGCTCCCTATGGTGACATAGGGCTGTGTTAACTCACGGGCATGGCTTAGCGAACCATGCTGAACATTAGGTATGGAGGCGGTGATGCTAAAATTGGTCAGATTGTAGGAGGTACAGCTGCTGATGGAAAGCGTCTGAAGGAGAAGTTTTTTAAAGCTATTCCAGCAATTAAGAAGCTTCGAGACAGTCTTGAAAAGACTTTAATTAAAGATAGTGAATGGTTTGGAGGTATTCAGCGTGTTAAATGGAATAAGAGGTGGCATCCTGACCATCCTAGTCTTAACGTTACTCATTGTATCGTCGGCTTGGATGGTCGCCCTGTATATGTGCGTTCTCCCCATAGTGCTCTTAATACTCTTCTTCAGTCCGCAGGCGCCCTTATTTGCAAAGCTTGGGTGGTCGAAACTGAAAGGATGCTTCGTGAAGAAGAAGGCCTCAAGCACGGATGGGACGGAGATTTTGCACTGATGGCATGGGTGCATAAACAACATTGTGCACGTTAAAGTAGGTTAATTCGGGGAAACCCTATAAGGGCAATCCCGAGCTAAACATTGGAGATTCTATGCTTGGTGAAAATTTAGTTTGGATGTATGATTCAAACGGTTGCATAGTCTCCACATCACATAGACTTAATAAAGATGGTTATCTTAGGGTTAGAGACCCTAGGTATACAGGAAATGGAAGAAAACCTCTTATAATGGCACATAGATTGTCTTGGGAAAACATCAATGGAGAAATCCCTGATGGTTTTGAAATTCATCATAAATGCCATAACAGAGCATGTTGTAATGTAGACCATCTTGAACTAGTTAAGATTTCTGAACATAAAGTAGAGCACAACTCCACTCGATATGCTGATAGAAAGAACAAAGCTAAAGAGTACTGGGAAGCTACAAAATGTACAGGTACTAAACTAGGAGAAGTTTTTGGTGTCTCGTTTTCATCTGCGTGCAAATGGATTCGAGAATGGAAGTGTAGAGACTAGGTGTAAACCGTAGGGGCTAGGGGTGAGATTCCCCTAGTCTCGAAATGCCTACTACAGCTAATACCAATAGGCTGTAAAGAGATAGTCCGACACCCGTAGTAATATGGGAAACAGTATGGATGAAATTCAGGTAGCCTGTCGTACAGAGGAAATCGCTAAGAAAGTAGTAGAGGTAGCTCAAAATGCAATGCGAAATGTGCAGCACAAATTTGGATTCAAAACTCAACTTGACACAGAGGGAAAAATTGGAAGAAACTGGAAAGATTGTCATTAAGGAACTCTATGAGGGATTTGGTCGTAATTTTTGTAAAGGATATCTGGTTACTTTGGACGACAAGACTATCCTTCATATGCGTCCTGATGCTGCTTGGGGCTTTGATTACACACCAGAAGAGATGATTTGTGAGCTTCTGAATCGTCTTGGTTTTACAGTAGAGTATGAGTGTCCTAATGAAGAAGAGAATATTAATTGATGGTGATATCCTAGCTTATCAAGCATCATCTAGTGTTCAGCGAGATATAAACTGGGGTGATGATCTTTGGACTTGTCATGCCTTTCTGAGTGATGCTCAGCAGCAATTCTATAATATTCTTGATAGCATTCTTGATGCTGAAGCTTTGTCTGGATATTCAGAATTTACTTTTGCATTCTCAGATAAAGATAACTTTAGAAAGGAACTAAATCCTCTTTATAAAAGTAACCGTGCTAATAAGAGAAAGCCTACTTGTTATAGAGCACTGGTTGATTTTATTAATGAGAATTACAATACATTAAACCTTCCTAAGCTTGAGGGTGATGATGTCTTAGGAATCTTAGCTACTGATCCAGAATTTGATTCTGTAATTGTGTCTCTTGATAAAGACATGAAGACTATTCCTTGCAAGTTTTATAACTTTGGTAAGGATGAGTTAATTACAATCTCAGAAGAAAGAGCTAAGTATTGGCATATGTATCAGACCCTTGTTGGTGATGTTACTGATGGCTATACTGGATGTCCTAAGTATGGTGCTGTAAGGGCAGCTAAGCTTCTAGACAGCATCTCTACTGAATATTGGTGGGAAGCTATTGTGGATGCTTTTAAGAGTCAGAACCTTACAGAAGAGGATGCTTTGATTCAAGCTAGAATGGCTTACATCCTTCATAAGGATGATTATGATATGGAGACACACAAGATAAAGTTGTGGACACCATAAACTGTACCCTATATAGTAGTATAAATATCTAAATAAAGTATGCTTTAGCAAGAGATACTATGAATAAAGATTTATCTTATATCATTGAAAACTTCCCATTGATTCCTAAAGAACTCCTTGATAGTCTTAAGGAGTGCTTTGATATTAGAAAGATGGTGAAGTATAATAGTTCTGTAGAGTATCTTAAGGGAGTTCAGGATGTTCTTGACTTTCTAGAAACAAGATACAAAGATCAACACAATACTTTGGAAGAAGAATAATGGGTGGACTTTTTAGTAAGCCTAAGACTCCTGATGTCAAAGTTCAAGCTCCTGCTGTAGAGAACCCTGTCCCTGAACCTGCTGAACCTGAGCTTGGTGCTCAATAGACAGCAGAAGAAAAGAAGCGTAAGGGTAAGAAGGGCTTGAAGATTGAGCTTGATAAAGGGGCTACAGGTACAAACATTGTATGAACGCCATTAAGCGAATTGAAGATCCTAAAGTAGCTGCTGAAATTGTTGAGAAAGCACTGAATTTAATTGTGGATAATCCTAAGAATCTTTCTATTATTAAGAATGCAAATAAAGATTATATCCGCAATTTTATTCAGAATGTAGTTACTGGAAAGATTACAGAGTATTTTCTCATTGGTTTTTATGATAACTATGATGAGAAAAATGAAGAGCTTGTAGGAGCCTGTTTATTAAGCACGGGTAATCCTTGGTATGATCCCAATCTACTCATTGTAAATGAGGAGTTTACTGTTTCATTTAAGAAGGGTGCTGGGATTGCAAGGCGTTTGTCTGAATACTTAAAAGATATTCTGAATTACTCTGATGATGTTTCTTTTGTGCAGACAGGTAGTGTCAATGATTGGTGTGCTCCTATGCTAAGAAACTCTTATAAGAAAGCTGGTTTTCATATTTATAATCAATATTATTTATCAAAGGAAGATTTAAATGGGTTTATTTGGCAAGATTAAAAGGGCTGTTAAAAAAGTGTTTGGTGGTGGTAATAATCTCACTCCTGCTCCTACTCCTGCTCCTGAGATTGGCATGGTAGATGCTGACACTTCAGATACCACTGAAGAACAATCTGAGAAGGAGCAGGTTACTACTGCACAGAAGAAGGGCAAGAGAGGTTTGAAGATTACTCTTGCTCATACTGGTAGAAACATTACTTAAAGGAGTTGATGAGTGGATACTGACAATAAGCAACCTACAGAGGGTGCTCAAAAGATTTTCTAGCGGTTATCTACAGATAGAGATAACTACACACAAAGAGCTTAGAAGTGTGCTCAGTACACCATTCCTCAACTGTTTCCTAAAGAGTCTGATGATGGTGGTACATCCTATTAGACTCCCTACAATTCTGTTGGTGCTAGAGGTTTAAATAATCTAGCTTCTAAGCTGCTATTGGCTCTATTACCTCCGGGACAGCCTTTCTTTAGAATGAGCTTGGATGCATAGTCTCAATAGACATTAAACCAATCTTCTGACAATCAGTTAAAGGACACTATTGAATATGGCCTTTCTCTGATGGAAACTCAGATGGTTAAGCACATGGAGGCTATGTCTATAAGACCTACATTATTTGAGGCTATTAAGCAGTTAATAGTTGCAGGTAATGCTTTACTATTTTTACCTCCTCTTTAGGGTGGTATAAAGTGTTATGGTTTAAGAGACTATGTTGTCTAGAGAGATGGTGTCGGCAATGTAATTCAGCTTGTTGCTAGAGATACATTGGCTAAGGGTACAGTACCTTAGAATATTAGATCTCTTCTAGGATAGACAGGTGGTGATAATTAGAACCTTAATTAGAAGGTTACTATTTATACTCATGTTTATCTAGTTAGCGGTGATACACCTGAAGCATCTACTTGGGAGTCATATCAGGAACTAAATAATGAAGTAATTTCTGGTAGTGAACAGACATACCCTTACAATAAGAGTCCTTGGATTCCAATTAGATTTACAAAGAAGGATGGAGAATCTTATGGCAGATCCTTTGTTGAGGATTATTTAGGTGATTTAATTTCACTTGAGAATCTATCGTAGGCCATTGTTAATATGGCTATGATTAGTGCTAAGGTTCTTTATCTTGTTTCTCCTTCTTCTCAAACAAACATTAGAGCATTATCTAAGGCTGCTAATGGTGCATTCGTTAGAGGAAGACAGGAGGACATTGTTCCTATGCAGCTTAATAAGCAGATGGATATGCAGACAGTATTCACTACAGCTCAGCAAATTGAGTCCAGACTGTCCTATGCTTTCCTTCTAAACTCTGCTGTACAGCGCAATGGAGAACGAGTTACGGCAGAAGAGATCCGCTATGTAGCTAATTAGCTGGAAGACACATTAGGGGGTGTCTATTCTCTTCTGTCTCAAGAATTACAACTGCCTCTAGTTGAGTGTGTCTATAATCAGATGCAATCTACAGGAGAGCTTCCTGTAATCAAGGAGCAATTAGCTAAGATTGAACCTACAATTATTACTGGTGTTGATGCCTTAGGCAGAGGACATGATTTAGCTAACCTATCTCAGGCTCTACAGATTCTTTCTAACTTCCCTGAAGTTATGCAGACAATTAACACAGGCAATCTAGCTACTAGAGTATTTACGGCAGCTCATATTGATATTACAGGTCTTGTTAAGACCCCTGAAGAGATTGCTGCTGAACAACAGGCTGCTATGCAGCAATATGCACAGCAACAAGGAGTTGATGCTGAGGCACAAATGGCAGTTGATAACAATAAAGCACAATTACAAGGAAACGTTTAATAAATGGAAAATACTACTGAGTATGATGATTCTCCTCTTCCTGAAGGTGTGTCTTCTATTCGTGAGGAAACTACGGATCAAATTCAGCTCACGGATGGTGCTGAAAGTTTAACTTCTAATACTGAAGAAACATCTACAGAAGAGACTACTACTGAAGAAACTAATAGCACTGAAGCTACTAGTGAAAATCCTGCTGCAACAGAAACTCTTAACGATCAGATTGAAAAGCACACAAAGGCTTTAGATGCCCTTTCTAAGGATCTAAAGGTTAAGGGTGTAGACTTTAATCAAGCTGTTAAGGAATATAATGAATATGGTGCTTTGTCTTCTCAGACAATGGCTGACTTAGCACGTGCTGGATATCCTAAGGAAGTTGTTGAGACTTTTATTGAGTCTCGACAGGTGCTTGAAAATAAGTTTACATCTGCTGTTTATGATGCCGCAGGTGGTGAGAAAGAATACACACGTTTAACAGAATGGGCAGCTCATAACCTTCCTCAAAAGGTTGTTAATTCTTTTAATCGTGCTATTGATGCTAATAACCTTGAAGCTGTTTCTCTCATGCTTGACGGCATCAAGGCTAAGATGACTGCCAAGCAAGGGACTAGAAATCCTAGCATCATTGGTGGTGCCTCTAATGGTACTACTAAGGGATTTACTAGTAAAGCTGAGGTTATTGAGGCTATGAGCGACAAGAGATATGGTCGTGATGCTGCATATACAGCTTCAGTTGAAAGAAAGATGCTATACACTAACTTTTAATTATTAACAACACTTTTAAAATAAAACATAGGATATATAAATAAAAATGGCTGCTTTAGGTCAAAATACGATTTCTAACCCCGGTCAAAATCTATCGGCTGGTGATCGTGATGCTCTCTTTATGAAGATGTTTGCGGGTGAGGTTCTTACAGCCTTTGCTCGCAACTCTGTCATGATGGATAAGCATATGGTGCGAACAATTCCACATGGCAAGTCTGCATCGTTCCCTGTTATGGGTCGTACACACGCTAAGTATCTGACTCCGGGTAATTCTCTTGACGATCAGCGCAAGAAGATGGAAAACACTGAGAAGGTCATTGTGATTGATGGTCTTCTTACTGCTGACTGTCTTATCACGGATATTGATGATGCAATGAATCACTTTGACGTGCGTACTGAATACTCGCGTCAGCTTGGTGAAGCTCTTGCTCAAGCTGCTGACTGTGCCGTTATCAATGAGCTTGCCAATATGTGCAAGAAGACTACCAGTGGTATGCCGGAGAATATTCCTGATAATTCGACTCTTGAGAATCCGGGCACAGGCAAGGCTTTTGAATATGCTACAGGTATGGATGCTGCTACGACTGTCGATTACGGCAATGCCCTTCTTCAGGGCTTAATTGATGCCCGTGCGCATATGTCGAATAATTGGGTTCCGACTTCGGATCGCTACTTCCTTGTTGATCCTGAAGGCTATTCGGCTATTATCCGTGCTCTCATGCCGGATGCCGCTAACTATCAGGCTCTCTTTGATCCGGCTTCGGGTAAGCTTATGACTGTCTGTGGCTTCCAGATTGTTGAAACACCGAACCTTCACAATGAAGGTGTCGATGGCAAGCATACACTCGATTCTCAGATTAATACTGCTGTTCTTCAGGGCCTTGCTTTCCATCGTTCGGCTGTTGGTACGGTCAAGCTGAATGATCTTGCTATGGAGCGTGCCCGTAGAGCTGAGTATCAGGCTGATCAGATCATTGCTAAGTATGCGATAAACTAACCTGTCGCGTAATCTTTTCTAAATAACGGGAAAGCTTAAGCTAACCCGATTGAAGCTATTATAACTCTAAACAGTATATGATTATACAAATGAGTAATTATAACGAAACTCTAAATAAATATACAGCTGGTTTCATTGATGCTGATGGAACCATTGCTTTTAACTTTAATAAGACTGTAGATGGTTATTTTAGAATTGGACTACAGTTTGATATTTGTCAGATTGACCAGAGAGGCAGGGGGTTTAAACTGCTTGAAGACCTCTGTGCAGCTTATGGTGTAGGCAATGTGAATGACATACCTAATAAGAAACAAAAGGTATGGCGTATAGCTAAGAAGGAAGACTTAGAAAAGTTCTTGCCACACGTAATTAAGCATATGGTCATTAAAGGAAAGCACTTTCAGAGAATGCTAGAAAAGCGAAGAGAGCTTGCAGGTATTAACTTGACACAAGAACAAGTAGATAATCTTAGAATCTTTGCTAAAGAGTCTCGACAAGATGCAGGGCCTACCAGATACAAGAAGAATGCTAGTCCTGCTTGGCTTGCTGGATATGTAGATGGTGATGGCTATCTTAGGTATTCTGAAAGAGAACATTGGTTAAAGATTCATGTACAAAAATCTGATGTTGTAGCTGTAGAACTTATACAGAATACTTATGGTGGTAAGATCTACAAAACAACTAAAGATAATATAAAAGAGTTTCGATTAAACTTTGGAGCATCGTTCTACGGAACTGCTAACAAAGTATTAAAGGCAATCATTCCTCATCTAAAACTAAAGAGACATGATGCAGAGATGATCCTTTATTGGCACAAGCAACGACTAAGTGAAAAGAGCACTACGGTGTAAGCGATAGTCTAAGAGACGAAAGTCTTATTGGGGTCATGGTGGCCTACGTCCTGAAGCTGTTGGTATCTTTGTTAAGACGGCTCAAGTTACTGGTTAATAAATATGAAGTAGGTTTCCTATAAGAATACCTACTTTTATCTAAAGTGGGCGGGGTGCTCTAAGAAGGGTTCCCTGCTCACAAAGTAGGAAAAGATTAAGTTAGGTCTAGAAAAAGCTTAGACTGCAACAACTAAGCGTGCTGGTAGACCTTCTAAAACAAATAAGTAAAACAAATAAGGATAGAATATGATTGTTACTCCCTCAAATACATTAGATGCAGTAAATGAAATTCTATCCGCAATAGGTTCTAGTCCTGTTAATTCCCTCTAGGATGATCTCAATATTGATGTATTGAATGCTAAGAGAATCCTAGATGGTGTCTCTACTGAAATTCAAAGTAGAGGTTGGGACTTCAACACTGAAGATTCTGTAACACTGACGCCCGATTCGTAGAGTGGCTTTGTTCCTTGTCCGAATAACTTTCTAAGGTTTACGGCTTCAGGGTACAAACTCATAAGACGATCGGGCTATTTTTTCGACATAGCCAGACAGACTTCCAAATTTCCTGATGGCCTGACAATTTCTCTGGTAAGAAAGCTAGACTTCTAGGAGCTTCCTTAGATCTTTAGAAAGTACATAACTGTAAGAGCTAGTCGAGTGTTTCAAATGAGATACTTATCTTCTAATGATATAGATAAGCATCTTCAAATTGAGTAGTCTAGCGCCTATGCGGATATTGTTGATTATGATTTAATTACTGGTGAATACAATATCCTAGAGGATGATGAGACTATCTCTCAGAATATTCAAAGGAGCTAATGATGCCTCTAGTAGCACAAAGCACTTCTTCTTACAAAGGTGGTGTATCTCAGCAGCCGGATATAGTAAGATTTCCAGATCAGCTTACTTAGCAGATCAATGGTTTTTCTTCTTAGGTTTAGGGTTTGCAGAAGAGACCTCCCACGAAACACATAAAGAGATTGGGAGATAAGATTGATGGTTCAGCTTCAAAGTTTCACATAATCAATCGAGATGAAAATGAGCAGTACCTATTAGAGATGCGCAATAGGCAGATCAAGGTATGGGATCTTAATGGCAATCCGAAGAAAGTTAACATCAAGGATGATGCTGCTTATCTTGAAGTACAAGATCCTAATGATGACTTTAGAGCAGTTACTGTAGCGGACTATACGTTCATTCTAAACAGAAATAAGACTGTTTAGATGGACACAGCAGAGACACCTAAGACTGGTAATGACACAGCACTTGTTTACATTAAGAATGCTCAGTACGCTAAGACGTATGCTGTGTTTGTTGGGGATACCTTTGCTTGTGGTATGATTACTCCTGATGGTGGATAGGCCAGGCAAGCTGTTCAGACTACATCAGCTTACATTGCTTAGAGACTTGCTGACATGTTTTATGGTGATACTAGTGTTACTGGAGACATCACATATACAACATACGATTAGCTCTTACAGCAATTAGGTGGTACTGCTACAGCTAGGTATGCAAAGAATCCTTCCTTCGACTTTAACCAGTACACTGTAAAGGTACATGGGGACTCTGTGCTCTCTATCAAACGGAGTGGTGCTTCAGAGGTTCCTAACGTGGTTGTTAAGGACGGCTTTGGTAACACGAATGCTTATCCGATTAAGGGTTATGTAAACTCTGTCTCTAAGCTACCTCCGGCTGCTCCTGATGGCTACATTTGCAGAATCAAGGGTTAGACTAACTCTCAGGATGATGACTACTACGTTAACTACAACTAGGGTAAGAACGCTTGGTTAGAGTGTGCTGCTCCCGGAATAACTTACAAGTATAAGGCTGACACAATGCCCCATGCTCTTGTAAGAGAGGCTGATGGTTCTTTTTCGTTCAAGAGATTGTAGTGGTCTCATAGAAAGGTGGGTGATGATGATAGCAATCCTTATCCCTCCTTCGTTGGAAGCAACATCAATGATATCTTCTTCTATAGAAACAGATTAGGATTCATTAGTGAATAGAATGTCATTCTAAGTGGTTCTTCAGACTTCTATAACTTCTGGTTTAGATCTGCTGCTGCTATTGCTGATACTGATCCTATCGACTTAGCAGTATCGTCTAACAGGGTGACTATACTTACTCATGCTGTTCCCTTTGCTAGATAGCTGATGCTGTTCTCTAGATAGGGACAGTTTGTTCTATCCTCTGATGGTGTGATGACACCTAAGAGTGCTAAGGTTGACCAAATAACTTCCTTTGATTATTCTGATGATGCTCAGCCTGTAGGTATTGGACAAAGCATCTTCTTTATAAATAATCGTATTAACTACTCTTCTTTAATGAGATATTATACGGTTCAGGATGTTGCAGATTTAAAAGATGCTTAGGACACTTCAGCTCATATTCCAACATACATTCCTAAAGGCATCTTTAGATTATCAGGTAATACTACTGATAATACTGTTTTAATGTGTAGTAGATCAGTACCTAATACAGTATGGGTATTTAAGTACATTATTATCAATGGTCAAAGTTTGCAGCAATCTTGGAGCAAATGGACTTTTGGTTATGAAGGATCTTAGGTTCTACTAGCCTAGTTTGTTGGGGCTGATATCTACTTCCTTATCAATACTGATGGCGGTCTCTTCCTTTAGAAGTCTGGTTTAACTGGCAATGCTCTAGACTTCTCTGACTAGCCTGTAAGATACTTTATAGATAGAAAGATTAGATATGTAATTCCTTAGAATGCTAAGTACAGTGATTACAATGACTACACTGAGGTTTCCTTTAAGGATATCTATGGTGCTGTACCTAATCAAAATTCATCCACTTACTGTCTAATAAGTCCATAGGGTTATTACAATAAAGTATCTGAATGGGATTCTTAGACTGGTGTCTTTAGAATCAGAGGTAATATCAGAGGTCAAGTATTCTTTGTTGGAAGACAGTATGAGTTTAGTGCTACTCTGTCTAAGCAGGTCATTAAGAGCTCTTCTAATGATACTGTAACGTCTTAGGACTAGGGCAGATTGCAGCTTAGATATTACTGGATTAACTATAGCAAGAGTGGTACTTTTGATTGCTTAGTTGACAATAATTCTAAGAATAAGCATTTTAAATATACCTGCACTTCTAAATATCTAGGTTCTTCTTAGACTCTTCTTGGTAAATATCAGATCCATACTGGTAAGTTTAAATTCCCTGTTCAAGATAATAATCTAGAAGTAGATATTACAATTAAGTCAGATAATCCTTTACCATTAAACCTTATATCTGGTGGCTGGGAAGGTCTTTATATTAGAAGAAATACGAGAGTATAATATGCTAAATAAGGTTACTAATTAGTCATTAAATTGTATAAATGGAATGGTTGAATATATGCTTTAGAATACTAAACCTGTAGATATTGAAATAAAGCATGATATTTGTGGTAACCTCTATAGCAGATATTGTCGTGTCCCTAAAGATGTAGTAATTGTAGGAGCTTTATTAAAGGTTCCTACATTACTAATCATAAATGGTGATTGCATTGTTTATGATGGATAGAAGACTTAGAGAGTTACTGGTTATAAGATGATTTAGGGATAGGCTTATAGGCAATCCTCGTTTAGAGCACTTGAAGATACCTAGCTTACAATGCTTGCTATAGTTTAGGGCTGTTCTACAGTGTAGGAAGCATAGAAGTATATAACAGACTAGAGCACACTTTTAACTAATCATAGACAGGAGTTATTAGAAGAATGTCAAGCGTAATTGTAGCTGGTGCTGTAATTGGCGGTATAATGGGTGGTGGTTCTGGACTATACTCTATTTCTAAAGGCAATAGACAGCTAATCAAAGCCTTTAAGAAACAGATGTATTATGCTCAGATTAACTATAACTACAATCAAAATCAGCTAACAAAACAAGAAACAAGTCTCTACCATAGTGCAATGGATTAGCTTGGACAGTTAAGTTACAATGCTTATCTGAACAATGCTTCTGTCTAGGCAGCACAATCTTAGACAGGATATTAGGGTAGAACATCATAGGCTATTTCTAGAACTATTAGTGGTCAATCTTTAAGAAGTAAGACGGCTGTTAAAGATTCCTATGAGAATGCTGTTGCTAATGTAAGATCTCAGAAAGAAGCTTTATACATTGATATGAAGAACAGTGTAGAGCAATCTAGAGAGAATCTTAGCAATTCCTTTACATATGGATTCAAAGCATTCATGCAGGTTCTTGATAGCACAGCTAAGGGTGCAGCTATGGGTGCTGCTGGTGGTGCTGCCGCAGGAGCTGCTGCTGGTGCCCTAGGAGGTACTAGCGGAGGCATAGGAGCTGCTGCTGGATCTGCCGGTGTTGATGCTGTGTCTGGTGCTGGATTTGCTGCTACTTCTGGTGCAACTGCTGGTACAGGCAGTGCTGCTGTAGCTGGTGGTACTCTAGGCACTACGGCTGTAGTTTCTACAGGTAGCTTAGGTGTTGGTAGCGCTACTGTCAATTCTACAGGTGGTAGCTTCCTAGGTAATCTCAACACAATCTTAGATCAGCATCAGGGTTTATTTAATACATTGCAATATGCGAGTGTCTTTACTAATAACTTTTCTAGAAGAGGAGTTAATTACTACTAATGGCTTATAAGAATACAGAAGGCAATTCCTCTATTGCCAATTAGATGGGTACTTGGAGATACTTTAACTCTTCTCTATAGAAGTTAGGTACATATAAGCCTGCTCCTGTCTCAATCAATCCTAAGGGTGTTACCACTAGCAAAGAATAGGTTGATTGGGCTGATGCTGCTTGGAAAGCTGCTAATGGTGCTCTAGGATTATTTGAAGTAAGAAAGTAGGCTTCATATGCTAAAGCAGATAAGTATTTAAGAGATCACTCTATAGAATAGTATCGTAAGGCTATGGCTTAGGGTTCTATTCCTTTCCAAGATGATCCTCTTGCTATGCAGAGATTAAAGTACAATCACGGTAAGATTGTCTTTCAATTAGCATAGCAGGACTTTTTAAGTAAGGTGTAGAGAGGAGATTACATCAATCTAGAACCTTAGGAAGTAGACGCTAAGCATTATTAGTATATACGTTCCTCAATGCAGGAAGTTAAAGATAGCTTCCCAATGTTTAATCCAGAGGACGACTACTGGTTTAATTAGGGTTTCTACTCATAGTCTCCTAAGACAAGACTTTCTGCAGTTCTTAAGAATACCTAGGTTACTAATGATGCTCTTGTTAAAGAAAGCATCATACAAACTAAAGCTAGAATTAAGGGACTTGTTAATAGTGGTGCTTCTCCCGATTAGGTATTAGGAGCTATTGACTAGTCTAAGGTTCAGCTTGGTAATCGGATGTCCATAGAACAAACATCTGACTTTGTTAAGGATATTCTAAATACAGCAGGCTAGTCTCAGAATGGTGTTTAGGTATTAAATGCTTTAAGAAATTATAAGATTCCGGGGGCTGATGTAACTTTTGAAGATTATATTGGTAAGGATTCTTATGATGCTGCTATAATTAAGGCTAATAGCTTTAAGTTAAGATCTAATGCTGCTCAAACTTATTTAAATCAAGATAAGGTAGAAAGTTTAGTTTCTAATGGTGATTAGGTATCTATTAAGGCACTTAGAGATGCTGCTGTAGTTAAAAGTGGAAATAGAATAACACCCTAGGTATAGTATCTTAATTAGGCATATCTAAGAGCTAGAAGAATAAATCAAACTAAGAATGGACAAGCATTAAAAGACTAGGCTATTGCATATCAAAGCACTTCTTATGCAGGATGGCTTAACTCTTTTATACAAGGTCATCCCAACACACCTACTGAAGAATGGATTAGATAGAATGCCTGTCCTAATCTTACAGCTAATCAGAGAAAGCTTATCCAGCAGCAAGTTGTTCAGAAGGTTTTAATGGGTGAAAATAAGGATGATATCAATAAACTCCTTAATGCCATGTCTTCTGTTGGAGCACCATATGAAGCTAGGGATACTTTAGCTAACGTGTTAAAGAATCAATATCAAGATATTCAAAGCTAGATCTTTAATGCGGTTAAGACAGGTAAGATTCCTGTTGCTGTTGATTAGAATGGACAGCCATTACCTGATTATTAGTATAAAATTCCGGGGTAGAATGTAACTAGTAGCGTTAAATTCATGCCTAAGAGCTTTAGAACTCTTATGGATTTATACTCATTAAATCCAAGTGCTGTAACACAGTTATTAGGCTCTTCTAATCAAAATATGTGGTAGTTAGCTCAACAAGCTGACTTAGCTATTCGTCTAGGATAGAATCCTATGATGTTCATAGTTAAAGCTAGAGAGTTTGATTAGAAAGCAAGAGAACAGTCATAGGCTACTGGTACTCCTTATAGAAAGCCTACGTTTAATCATAAGAGATATTAGATATAGGGTTTATAGGATTCTGAATTAGTTAATCCTTCAACTAATGATGCTCTTGCTGCTGTTGCTAAAAATAGAGCTATAGCTTTTAAATTAAAGAATCCTAGTGCTAGTTTATCTCAAGCTTATAAAGAAGCTCAGGATCAGGTTTCTAATTAGTTTATTGGTGTTCAAAATGTTATATTACCAATAAGCTCTCTTTCTGTTTATATGCCAAAGGGTGCTAAGGTTTAGACAGAAGATTTAGCTGACGTTTCTAATAAAGTATTTCAACAGTTTATGAAGAAGAATGGATTAACTAAAAAGAATGATTATCTTCTTTCTTATTATGATGTTCATTCTAATTCTATAAGAATACTTAATGATGTTGGATATTAGAAGGGTTCTATTTCTATAGCTTAGTTTGGCAAGGCTTTGGGTTAGTATGTCTAGAATGATAGAAAGTCATTCTTAGGCTTATTTTCTAAGTGATAATTATGGATGATATTGTTCCTGTTGCAAATACATAGAATACTATAAGACCAATTAGACCTGAATATGGAGCTACTTTGGTTACTCCTGATATTTAGGACTATAAAACACAATTAAAGGGATAGACCTCTGAGTACGGGATATTTTCATAGAACTCTGCTCTGTATGATGGTTTGAAGATATCCCCTGCGGGTACTTGGACAAGAAAGGCTTTAAATGGATCTCTTAATTCTCTAACAAGCTATAAGCCTACTTAGGAAGAGTTTAAGTAGATTGCTTAGGGTACTGGTTGGGATAGCTAGGATATGTAGTGGGTTCTATCTGGTGCCTCTAGCATGGAATAGGTTAGAGGTAACATGGACATTCTAGCCTAGAACAGGAGAATTCAAGAGCAGTTCAATAATTCTTCATGGTATATGAGTCTTGTAGGTGGTGTTGGATAGATGCTGGGTAATCCTGTTGATATGGGATTAGCAGCAGCATCTTTTGCAATACCTCCTCTTGGTGCTGCTGGTGCTCTTGCAAAGGCTGGATCTATTGGTGCTAAGGTAGCTACAGCAGCAGAAAAGCTTGGGCCTAAGACTTCTATGGCTCTGAGGGTTGCTGGGAACACAGCAGCAGGAGTTGCATCCAATCAGCTTCAAGGGAGTGTGTCTGGTATAGATCATGATGTATGGGGTGATATCGCTTCCATGCTTCTATTGACAACGGGTTTTTAGAGCTTAGGTAAAACATCTAAAGCTTTAAGAAATACCAGAAATAGAGTTGCTCTTGCTCATGATCAAATCTTAAAGAATGGCTAGGTATCTCCTTAGCTTCTTGGTACTTTCACATAGAGGATAGCTAAAGCAACAATACCATATGCTAAGAAAGCTAATGATATTAGATAGCAATTAACTTCTGGATTATCATCTTTCTAGTTTAGAAAGAAGCTATAGCTATTAACTCAAAGTCCTGATTAGAAAACTGCTGCATTAGCTTCTAAGTTTACTCACTTTGAAGCAGGTGTTAGAAGTTAGAAGGGATAGACAGGAATATCTAAACAGTTTGTTAATAATGGTAAATAGACCATATCTTAGAAAGATGGTATCTATATGCCTGACGATTAGCAAACTGTTTTAAAAGGTTCTGGTAGGACAACACTATTCTAGGAAGTTAGAAACCTGTCTTTAACTACTCAATGGTCTAGAGACTGGCTTCCTAATGCTGTAGATAATGTTTCTAAGAGATATAACCGTTAGCTTGTAAATGATTTTCTATATAAAAAGATTTAGGGTTCTGATACATCTTCTTTTGGAAGAATGAATCAAGATCCTGATCTTCTTAAGATAGCTAAGAAGTTGGAATAGGGTTATGATATGCAAGGTAAAAGACTTGTCTATCATGAACTAGTTGACAATATTTTCAGCTTTAAGAAGTATATGCCTATGATTATAGACCAATATAAAATGTCTAAATTCATACGCTCTAGATTTGGTCTTGGTGAATAGAACTAGCTTAGATCTGGTTAGTATCTTAAATACTACTTATATAATGGTGTATTTAATGATGCAAAGACAATGCAGAACTTTAAGCAGATTTATAACTAGTAGCTAGATCAGCTCATATAGAAATAGAAGAAAAATGCTTTAAAGTAGGGTATTGAATATTAGCCTCCTAACTGGATGGTAAAGAAGCAAGGTAATTAGTATGATGTAGCCTTAAATTAGTATGTTCTTAATTAGGCTAAAGCTGCTTCTTATGGATATAGAGATCAGAATAGATCTGCTAATAATAAAGATAATTTTGATGATAGTGCTGTTTCTTTCTCCTTTAGGAAAAAAAGACTTCCTTGGAATACCGCCTACAAAGATAGCTCTGGGTTTTCACTGGATAGTTTAAGAGCTGATGTTGTAGATGCTACTCAGAAGTATATGAAGAGAACTAATGGTCTTATTGCAGACAAGAGAGTTTTCAATAAAGACTTTGCTGAAGTAACTAAATAGATTGACTAGGCTGCTAATAGATAGAATAGAGCTAATGCTAGAGAACCTAGAGCAGGTGATTCTACGAGACAGACTCTTGATGTTCTTCACAGAAGAGCTTATGGTATGGCTCTAGATCCTAAGAATGCAGATTATTCTTATTCTGATGCTATAGCTGATATGCTTAGAAACATAACATATGGTGCCTATGGTACTCTAATGGGTGTTTTAAGTTATGGTGAAGTAGCTACAGCTATTCAAGCTTATGGTGCTTCTGTCTTACTTAAGATGATGCCGGGTGCATAGAAGATCTTTAATAGATTTGCTAGAAATGACTTTACTAAAGAATAGTGGTCTACACTTAAGCAGTATCTTGTTGGCAGGGAAGCAGCACAGAGATTGAATATTCACTAGATCATGAGAGCTTAGGGTTAGAGATATAAAGATCTAAATCCTTATATGGCTAAGGCTGTTGGTATCTCTAGAGTTGTTGCAGACTATTCTCCAGCATCTTTTGTAATGAACTATACCAATGAAACAATTATTGATACTGTTCAAGGTGAGTTCTTAAGAGAGTTTGCTAAAAGAGCTTATCAGGCTACTTATAAGAAGAAGGGTTTTATAACTAAGCAAAACCTTTAGAGACTTGATATTCCTTAGAAGGATCTCTTATATACATTTAGAGCATTCAAGAGATATACCTATACTGATTAGGACGGAATCATTCGATTAAAGGATAACTTCTAGCAGTTTGCAGGTGATGATAAAGCAATGTATGTTATGAGAAGGCTCATAAACTATGTTGCTTAGGAAACAATGCAGAAAAGACAGTTATAGGATGTCTTTACTTGGCAGGTAAAGAATAATCCCATAATGGCTCTTGCTCTTCAGTTTAAGACCTTTGCTCTTCAGTCTTATAACAAGAGATTTGTTAAGATTATGAATAGAGCATAGGATGAGGGAGCTTTAGGAGTTACCAATAACTATCTAATATCGTGTGTCTTAACTGCTGCTGTTACCTCTGCACAAGCATATCTAAGAACTCTTGGTATGTCTTAGGAAGATAGAGATAAGTACATTAAGAATGTATTTGGTGTTGATCTATAGAATGGATTAGATAGAGATGGTATTGAAAGCATACTGTTTAACTCTATGTTCAATAGAAACCCTTATACAGCAGCTTTAACATTAGTTCCCAATGCTTTAGGTATTGGCACTGGTGCTAAGACTACAGCTTCAACAAGTGTCCTTGATGAGTAGGATGATACAGGCTTTATTAGAGGTGTTGATGTAGCTAAGACATTCTCTGATATGTTCCCCTCTCTTAGAGTTCTTGGTGGATTAACATATGGAGCTACAGGCACTTATAATTTAGCTAATGACTATATAACAGATTAGTATGATTATAAGCAAAAGAGAGACACTGTTAGACAACTAAATAAAGCAATAGGTATTCTTCCTACAGTTCCCGGAGCTACAAACATTCTCAAGGGGTACATGAAGGATTCTCTTGAAAACTATCAATATGGATATTAACATATGTCTTCAACTTTAATAATTTACTAGGGCACAGGAAGTCAGACAGACTATACTGTACCCTTTGATTACTTGAAGAAGAGTTTTGTAAATGTGTCCCTAGAAGGTGAAGAACTAACTGGTGGAGATCCTGACGACACAGGTGCAGACTACTACTTCATAGACAACACAACTATTCGTCTGAAGGTTGCTCCTCCTGCTGGACAGTACCTAACAATCAGACGATATACATCTTAGACTTAGCGTGTCGTTACCTTCAAGGATGCTTCTGTCCTTAAGGCCAATGACCTAGACACTTCTCAGCTACAAGCATTCCACATTGCCGCTGAATCTAGAGACGTTATTAATGATGCGCTCATTCAGAACAATGAGGACAACTGGGACGCTAAGAATAAGCGAATTGTTAGGGTTGCTGATCCTGTAGATCCTCAGGACGCTATGACTTATGGCGTCTACCTATAGGATTCTAAGAAGGTTCAGCAGAATAGAGACTAGTCCCTCCAGTTTAGAAATTAGGCTTAGCAGTTTAGAGATGAAGCTGAACAATTCAAGAATCAGTCTTCAACGTCAGCTTCTAATGCACTAACATCATAGACTAATGCTAAGGCGTCTGAAGATAAGGCTAAAGAATCTTAGACTAATGCTAAGGCTTCCTAGAATGCTGTAGAGGCAGATAGAGCTTAGGTGTAGGCTAATACTCAGGATGTTGCTACAAAGCACTCTGACGTTGTCACTAAGCATTCCTAGGTTGTATCTGCACATGAAGATACAGTAACTAAGCATAGTTAGGTTGTCTCTATGCACTCTGATGTTTCTTAGTGGAAAGATCAGGTTATTTAGATTGGACAACCTATAGCTGAGATAGAACCTCAGATTAAGATTGTTGCTGATAACATCTAGCACGTAGTAACAGATTCTAATAATATAGGTCATATTCAGATTGTCAGTTCTGACTTATAGGGTTCTTTATAGGTTGCTGATATCATTGATTATGGTACTCTAGGACAAACTAGTGGTGGTAAGCCTCAGATAACAGGTGGTAATATTTTCATTGTTGCTCAGAACATTGAAGATATTAAGCGTGTTGGTGATCTTATTTAGCAAGGTCTTGTCGATGATGTTATCAATGCAACATAGACTGTTACTGCATTAGTAACTAGAGCTTAGACAGCAGAATCTAATACTCAGTCTTTATATCAGCAAGCTCAAAATATTGTAACTTAGGGTTCTACTTCTATAAGTTCTTTAAGAGATTCTGCTATTCAATAGATAAGTGATAAGACTGATTAGGTAATTGCTTAGGGTAATGCTCAAGTTTAGAAGGTTACTCAATAGGGTACTTCTCAAGTTAATCTTGCTAAAGCATAGGTAACTAAAGCTGCTCAGCAAGCTACAATAGCATCAACAAAGGCTTCTGAAGCTTCTGCTAGTGCTTCTGCTGCTAGTCAGTCTGAAACTAATGCTAAGGCTGCTTAGAGCGCTTCTAAGACTTCATAGAAAAATGCAAAGACTTCTGAAACTAATGCAAAGACTTCTGAAACAAATGCTGCTAGTTCTGCTAGTTCTGCTTCTGCTTTTTCTCAGAGTGCTGGCAGTTCTGCTTCTGCTGCTGCTAGTTCTGCCTCTGAAGCTGGTAGATCTGCTAATGATGCTTATAGATAGGCTTAGAGAGCGAAGGAATATGCTGACCAAGCATCTACGGGACAGATCCAAGCAGACTGGAATCAAGCAGATTCTTCCCAAAAAGACTTCATAAAGAATAAGCCTGCTTTAGCTTCTGTTGCTACTTCTGGTAGTTATAATGATCTAAAGGATGTTCCTTCAATTCCTACTCCTACTTGGAGTAATCTTGAGGGTAAGCCTAGCACGTTCCCGCCTAGTGCTCACGGGCATTCTATTTCTTAGATAACAAATCTTCAGGAAACTCTTAATGGAAAGCAGCCGTCTGGAAGCTATGTAACTACAGAAGAATTAAATGCTCTATCCACTAAGCTTGAATAGAGAACAAAGAATATCATTGATTATGGTACAATATCTTAATTATGGCAAATTAGAATATATTACAAAGAGCACAAGTAAAGGGCACTACCTAGACAATAGCTTCTTATGCAGGTCTAGATGGTCAATTGGTTGTCAACAAGACAACTGGTGACTTACACGTGATGACTGGTGTTGCAGGGAGTAATAAAGTTCTTCCTTGCAGAGAGACGGTCAGTCAGATGATAAAGTCTGAAGCACCTGCTCCTGATCTTAGTGGATATCTAACTAAGAATGATGCTAGTACGACTTATTTAAATAAGACAGACGCTAGTAATACCTATTTAGGTAAGACATCTAAGGCTTAGTCTGCTAAGGTTGCTGATAGTGCTAATTCTGTTTTAGGAAGTAATGTTAATGGTGCTGTGTCTTAGGCAACTCATGCATCTAGTGCTGATAGTGCTAATTCTGTTGCTTGGGATAATGTTTCAGGTAAGCCCGCAATTCCTAATATGTGGTCTTATGGAACAGAAGATTTAACTGCTGGGAGTTCTCCATTAGAAACAGGTAAGCTTCACTTTGTTTATGAATAAGAGGTTATTAAATGACAAAGAAAGCTTATATTGGTGTTAATGGTATAGCTAGAAAAATCAAGAAAGGCTATGTTGGTATTGATAACCTCTCAAGAAAGATTAAGAAAGCCTATATTGGCGTAGGTGGAATTGCTCGGCCATTTTGGGGCGGTGGAAAACCTACTTATTATGGGACGATAAACCCTTTATCAAAAGCTAGATGTTTTTTATCTGCAACATCAATTGGAGGTTATGCCCTTTTTGGTGGAGGAGAAAATTCTTCTGTTGTAGATGCTTATGATTCAGATCTAACTAGAAGTACTCCTACAGCTTTATTACAAGCTAGAGCTAATTTAGCTGCAACATCAATTGAAGGTTATGCCTTTTTTGGAGGTGGTACTACTTATTCTGTTGTAGATGCTTATGATTCAAATCTAACTAGAAGTACTCCTACAGCTTTATCACAAGCTAGATATTATTTATCCGCAACATCAATTGGAGGTTATGCCCTTTTTGGAGGTGGTTATCGTTATTCTGTTGTAGATGCTTATGATTCAAATCTAACTAGAAGTACTCCTACAGCTTTATCACAAGCTAGATATTATTTATCCGCAACATCAATTGGAGGTTATGCCCTTTTTGGAGGTGGTTATCGTTATTCTGTTGTAGATGCTTATGATTCAAATCTAACTAGAAGTACTCCTACAGCTTTATCACAAGCTAGAGGTAAGTTATCCGCAACATCAATTGAAGGTTATGCCCTTTTTGGAGGTGGATATGCTTATACGTATT